GGGGAATGGGACGTTCGGGAGGTGCGCGTAAGCGGTGGCCATGGTGTATGGCTTGTTCTTGGCGGAGATACCGGTACGGGACTGCCCGGTGGTGGTGACTTTGATCAACATGGTCATGGTGTAGCCCTCTTACTAGTGGCAGCTCAGCGCGTTGGCTGGCCGTTGATTTGCCCTTGTGGGCGGATTTAGTAGCCGAAGACGTCGCAAAAAACAGGCGCAGAAACGCGCTTGAGCGTTGAGGTCAAAAGATCGGTTTCGTAACGATCAAAACGGAATTTGCTGTTTTCTGCGTCTCGAATTGCAGCAGCTTCAGCCAGGGCAAAATCAGTGCTTTCGAGAAGGTGTGCATTGAGAAAAGAGCCGCGGGCTTGCTGCTGAAAAGCCAGATTGCGGCGCTGGCCTGCACTGAGCTGGGTGCCCTGAAAGCTGACAGTTTTCATAGATCACACCACGCTTTACGAAAAAGAAGGAACCCGATAACGATCAGGAGAATGGATATCTGAAAGCAGACAATAAGAAAAAAGGTCATGCCGCCAACTCAGGAAGTGGAAGCCCCAGGAACTCGCAGGCATCAACAGTGCAGTCAGGGCAGACGGCAAAATGCGGGGCTTTGTTGTGATCGCAGATAGCACCGGCAGCAGTTGTAACGCCGCCGAGGATTTGGCCCATGTCATCGCCGCAGCAGTCACAAAGAACACGGTCTAAAGCGATCATTTAAGCCACCAGTCGAAGTGGGCGAGATTCAGGCATGCGATACCAAGCAGGCGGCTGAATATCGAAAGACTTGGTGACTTCGCGAGCCTCGCGAACGATGACAGTCGCGGAACGTGTGTTGTCGTATGGGCGGGCGATGTCGAGGCCGATCCGACGAAGGCGAGCACGGTGGGTTTTTGTCTGGGACTTGGTGAAGTCGAAAGTCTGCTTATTTGCCCAGTTAATGGCATACATGGCAGTGATGTTCGCGGCATATGTCGAAGTAACAACGCCCTCGTCTATCAACTGCTGTGCAATCGTCACTATGTCCATAGCGGTCACCTTCAAACGGTCATCGACCTTTAAAAACTCGTCGTGGAGTTGGGCAAATTGGCCCTCGTCGAACAGGCCCCAAAAACACAAACCTTTGCGCTTGAGGAGTTCGCTTTTTAGTTCTTGCTCAAAACGGCAAATACCGTTGGAAAGGCAGTAGTCGTGAATGCGTTTCACGTAGGCATATTCGGCGGAGGTTTCACCGTGCAGGCGCTTGACCTTGGGCAGAACGCCCTTCTTGCTGGCCATTTCGAAAGCCTTGTCATAAAGCTTGCGGTACTGGAGGCGACCGCCCTCCCCGTTGCCTTCTGGCGTCCAAACGCAGGTGCGACCGTTGGGGTACAGGAAGCCGACAGAGTGGCCAATTGACTGGGTGGAAACGCCGCGAAGAAAGGCCAGAACGTTGTCCTTGCCAAGTGAGGCGTTGGTGGTCAGGTCGATACGTTCGATGGTTGCGCCGTCTGCAATCAATGCCTGATCGAACTTGCCGCGCATGCCCTTAACCTGGCACTGCTGAACAACGGTGCAGCGAGTAAAACCGGGCAAACCGTACTCAGCCAAAAGCGCGTTATAGACGTTTACGCACTGCTGAATAGTGGTGAACCCAAAAAGGTTATCGAGGCGATTAATGCGCGATGGGTTGCCGTCTACAGTGAGCTTGCGACCCTGAATATTTATTGTGATCGACGAGCAATGGCTGCCTCGGTGCTGAAACTTTGGCTGTTTGGTGCTGAGGATTTCGTGGGTGTTTGCGTCGATTGTCAGGCTATAGACGTCACAGACCGTGGGAAGGTCGTGATCGAACGTCTGAGAGAGTCGGAGCCAGTCGATAAACATAAAGGGCCGCTTTTCGCCTTGTGACAAAATCACAAATGATTTGTTGGCACTTTATAGCCTAATCACACATGACAATGCAACACGTGCAAAAATCACCATGAATACAAATCACATGTATTGACAAGGTGGGATCATGGCGAAGACATACAGGCTCAGGGACGAAGCCGTTGAGGCGCTAAACGCGAAACGGATAAAACTGATCGTTGAGCGGAAAGAAGATGTGAAGGAAAGCGACCTACTAGGGGCGCTTATTTGGAAACACCTGGGCACGCTAAAGGCAGAGGATGTGAAGGCGTACCGAGAGGCTGTGCTGGGGAGAGACTAATGGTCGGGTGGGTGCTGGCACTGTATTTAGAAGGGAGCAAGGTTCCGGACGTAGAGGCAGGGCCATACGAAACTGCCGAGGTATGTTTTATGGCTGGCGACCTGATGAAAGCGGCAGATATAGCAGCAAGAGGAAAGGAACAGCGGTACACGATGGTGTGCCAAGAGAGAGCCAAGGATTAGGCCGGAAAGTATGGGAGTCCATACCAAAGTGGGGGTGTAACAGCACCCCCACGCCGTTTCGGCGAATCCAGCAGAACCAAAAGGCATGGCTTCGCCACTCACCGCTGCGCGCTGATCGCAAATGTGCGGGTGTACCGCACACGTCAGAACAATTTCCACGGAGAGCGAAAAGCGGGTAATCAGTGAAGGGGTCGGCCAGGGCGTGGCGCTGGTCAGAAGAGAGGCGAATTAAAGTAACGCGCAACGCGTTACCATATATCCGACGAGCGGTCGATTATTGGCAACGTTACCGATAGCGTATTATTGGTAACGTTACTATAATTACACCACAAACAACGGAGGTGGTGTATGGAACTAGTCAACGAAAGAATCCTGTCAGCAATGCGCCAATATCGAGCAATCAACGATCGCGTGGAAAACTGGACAGAGGCTGATTCTGCGCCACTTGCAGACCTAAAAGCAGGCCTCCTTCACATGGCGCTAGAGGTTGCTTCAGAGCTTGATTGCGCACTGGACGAAGCGGGTATTCAGCCATGATCGACACGCTAGACAAAAAAACCAAAGACCTGCCCTTAGAGCAGCCAAAGCGCGGGCGTGGCCGTCCAAAAACAGGCGCAGCGCTGACGCCTGCACAGAAGCAGAAAGCCTATCGCGAGCGCCTAAAAGGTAACGTTACCGTAAATACGGTAACGGCAATAGACGAAAGAATGCAGCTGCGGGAACAGCTACTAAAGGCGATAAAGCGGGCAGAGCTGGCCGAGGCAGAGCGAGACGTTATGGGGAACGAGCTGGCGAAGGCTAGAGCGCAGATCAGCGGAAACAGGCTGAACAAGAGCATGGAGAGAATGATCCAGGACGTGCACGACGTAGCAGACGCGCTAAGTGGCAGTACATGGCGCATACAACGGAGAAACAGCGCTAGCGGCAAATGGGTGACGCTCAAGGGGAGCTACTGGCAGGAGGCAAAGGCAGAAGACGCGTTGGCTGAAATGAAGAACAAAAAAGGATACGAGTGGCGAATAATCGAGGTGAAATCAGAGGTCGAGGATTGATCGACAAGCAGCCTGCAAGGCCTCTAAACGGGCATCAATGATGGTGCCCTCTTCATCGAGCTGCGCAACGCGGCGACGGAGCTGCCGAAGCTCACCAACAAGTCGAGGGTAATCCTCAAGCACATGCTGTACAGCCTCGGAATCACTCCGACCGGCTGCATACAGTCGTGCCTGTTCAATGGCGTGGGGTTGAATAATTACGGTAACGGGCTGTCGCATAATGAACGTTACATTAAATAGGCCCTGGAGCTTACAGCATTGTCCAGAGCCGAATTAACGTAACGTTACTTATATTATACGAAGCCTCTAGTGAGGAAGGCACCAGAGAGGCGCTGTGCTTTGCGATCTGCGCGATCCGGTATCAGACAAAGGGTTATCACTGAATCGGCAGCGTTCGGGGTTCTGGCGTGTGTTCAACGACTGTAAGCGTCGATGAGCGCGCAGATGGAGTTTCTGAAGGTGGTTCGGAATTTCGCGTCTCGCTCCGCTCGGCGCCGAGATTCCGAACACCTGAAACGGCAGTACCTGGGATGGTATCGGTAAGACCCATGTTGCCAGACCACGGCGTGACCCGTTCGCCGTCGATATCGCAGGAATAATTAATCCCATCCTCGTAAAGGCTGCATGAGCTAAGTGGCACGTATCGAGTACCTGACATGCTCGACAGGACAGCAAATCCCTTCTTGAGCTTTAACCCTGGGCCGCTGGATGTCGGTTCACCATAACCCTGGACCGATGGCCATACAGGGTCTGATTTCTGAGCACTGGGCTGGATGGTGCCAACGACACGCCAAATAGAACTTGGTTGAAGGCCGTCGATGAAAGGCGCGACAGGCTCGGCCAGTTGCTCGATAGCTACAGCCTCGGGTACAGAAGCTGGTGGCGGTGGGTTAACGATTCGCTGTGATGGTGGCGAGAGCGCTGGCTCTTCAGAGACGACAGCGGCGCCCTCTTCTTTCGGATCTTTCATCTGCTCGTTGACGGTCCAGTAAAGCGAGTAAGCAGCTATCAGAAAGATGATTGGCGAAAGCGTGAACTGCGCAATGAGGCCAGGGGAACGCCAGATAGACGTGCGCTTATCCATGACAGTTTCGTCGCCAACAGTTGTCGTTTCGGACTGGGTGGCACTGGTGTAGTACTGGTAAACGTCAGGGTCGTAGCTACCGTAGGTCTGGCGGATCAGATAGCGCTGTGGGATGTTTTCACCGGTCGGGCAGCCCTTGTAGATCTTGATGCTGAAAGAGTTATCAGCGCCGAGGGTGTCTAGTTTCTCCATCCAAAACGTATGTTTGATCAGCTTGCGAACCCAGCTGGCAAGGTCGCTCGGGTCCTGAGTAGCGAGAACAACCTGCATAGCGTTGCCCTTGGCGTCTACACGGTGGCGATGCTCTTTGAGCCAGTGCAGATCATTTTTAGCAGCCCTGGAAACACGCTGACCGCTAGGCCAGCGGTTCCAGCATTCATCAATCACAGCGACGCAGCCGTTTGGGATGTGATCAGGTAGATCAGGGTCTTCAAGGCAGTCGTGCGGAAGCTGGGTTATTTCACCGCCGAAGACGTCCGTTAATAGTTCGTGCTCGAGCGGAATGTTTGTAACAACATGACGACCGCGCTTAAGAGCCGGAATAATTACGTTAGCAACAGTGCTGTAGCTCTTTCCTGATCCAGGCTGGCCGGTATAGAGATTAAGTGCCATATATCACCCGATGATAGGAATGCGGCGAATTAAGAAGCGAAGGACCAGGGCGCCAGTAATCATGGCTATGCCCTCTCCTACTGCAAACAAGTTCAAGAAGAACAAAAAGCTAGGCGGGATGTTGTTAAACAAGCCGGCCGCATCATTGAAAAAGTCAGGGACTGGAATTGCATTTAGCACGGACGCGAGACCCTCGAGAACGCCCGCGAATATCTTTTGACCGAGCCACTGAAAAAAATCATATATCCAGTCGAGGACAGTTTGGAGCTTTTCGGCAAGCCAAGCCTTTATTGAATCAAGCATTGTTAATTCCTCACGCAGTCATAGTTGTGCGAATAGCAACAAACGCCCATATGGCAAGAAACAAGTAGTGGAGTGGCGTAAGAAGGTTAGAAGCAAGGTCGCAGGCAGTTGAAGTAGAAACAGTGCCTACATAGTCAATTGTCGCGCTATAGATTGGGCAGTTGCCGCCCGATGGAAGGGAAATATCGGTTACTGCCTGGACTATTGGAGCGCCCTGGATGTCATCAAAATAGGTCTGGAGAGAGTCGCCGTAGTTTGGCTGCTCTTCAAGCTCTGGAACCTCGACAGAACCGCCCTCTCCATCACCACAATCATCGCCAGTACAGTCTCCGAATCCGTCACCGTCGCCGTCTGGATTGCCGTTCTTGTCGGGGCAAGCCTCGCCAGTGCAGGAGCCTGTAACGCCGGTAGTGTTGCCATTTGCATCAGTGTTGGTAGTGGTCGTTGTGGTAGTAGACGTGGAAGAACACTGGCCAGCACCAGTACAAACGGTCTTAGTAGCAACATCCGTTTTAATAGTTTTCTTGCTACCGTCTGGTTGTGTTTCGGTTTTGAAGGTTGTTTGAATCTCAATACCGTTTTTAGTTGGCTTGCTATCAACGCAAGTTTTAACGCCATTTAAGGTGCCGCAATATTGCCCCTCTTTCTCAATGCCTTCCGATGAAGTGCAGGTCTGAGTATCGCCAGAACCTGAATAAACGCACGGTTTATTCTCGCTAATAACCTGAGGTACAAGGGGTGGATCCTGAGATGTGTTCTCCTGTATCTCAGTTGAAACACCTGTTGTAGAGCATTGCTGACCAGAATAATAAGCTGTTCCTCTACAGGTATATAAACCAGAAACGCGACCTAAACACTTTTGATCGGCAGTAGAAACAGCGCAACCACCAAAGCAAGCAGTTTGAACGCCAGCTACATAACCACCGGAAACAGTGCCATAACCGTCGCCAGAGCTACCAGACTTAGTAAAAGACTGAGAGCCACCGGATTTAACGGTACAAGGATTATCGGGAGGAGCTACACACTGGCCGTCGACCATAGTATTAGGTGATTCACAAGAAACATTGCAATTCAAACCAGTATGCCCATAAGGGCAAGTTGATGAGAACTTAGTTACATTGAAAACATAACCTGATGGGGGAGTATTGTTGTAACAACTAGCGTAAGTCGGATTGATATTACCAGCCTGCATAAAAGAACCATACTGTTTACAAGCCTCTAGAGGAGAAGAGTGCTTATCAGTTACATAGCGACCCCAGTATGTAAGAGTAGAAGCACTGGCAAATAGCGGAAGCGTTAGGAGGACGAGAAACAAAAAATAATTTAAATGGCGCATATCAAAGTATCCACAGTGAAAGAAATGCAGAAACTAAGCCCGCAGCGAAGAAGGTGTAGTAATAGAGTTCAAGCATTTAAGTTCACCAGGAGAAGTAAATAAAAAAGGGGCCACAAGGGGCCCCTTCTGCCCTGCCGTGCTGAATTAACGCAGCATGCCAAGTACGCGTTTGGCACCCATTACCACTACTTGCAGGGAACCCTTGAGAGTTGCAGCAGCGATAACACCAGCAATAGCGGATGCAACGGCCAAACCAGTTACGATATCAGCTTCCATAAATCACCTATTTCAATTGAGAGAGAACAGCTTTTGCACACATGCCGACGAACCAAATAGGTATCACCAGCGAAAATCCGAGACTGAACATCAAACCGGCATGGGCCGGATCAATTTGGCTCAGCTCGAACGGTTCAGGCACCGGAACTAACGTCCAGGCACCAGAACAAAGAGGCGCACCATCGGTTGCGATAGTTACTTCCAGATCACAACGAAGTACGCCGGAAGCCATTAGCCTGCGGCCTTAAC